GGTACGGCGTCCAGTGGTTGAGCCCTAACGGAAAGCTCCCGGACTTCGAGAGCCTCCGCCGCTACTGTGATGAACAGATCAGCCTAGCCCTCCAAAGCACCGGTTCCCTTGTCGGCCTCGGAGATACCGGCTCTTACGCTCTCGCTGACAGCAAAGATCAGCAAGAGAACGTCCGTAGAATCCGCTTCTATGGTCAGTCGGTATGTGACCTCATCAATGAGCACCTGATCCCCCGTATCTGTCGCAATGCGATAGCAGCTGGGTCGATACCCCAGCTCGATGAAGACCTCTTCCCCCGTCTGACGTTCTCTCTGGCTACTGAGGCACGTGATCCGAAGTGGATTGAGAACGTTGTCAAGGCTTCACAAGCTGGATTGCTTGGAACCGTAGACAGAGACACGCAAAACCGGGTCAGAGAGTATCTGGATCTTTCACCCTTGCCGGAAGAAGAGGAACCAGTAGACCCAGATCCAGACGGTACAGAAAAGGACCCTAATCAGGGGAGCGGTGAAGCTACTGGGGGTTCCCCGCTAGAGGCTTCTCATGAGGGTCAGAGGCAGCACGAAAAAGGCACCCCCTCTGAGACGGACGCTGAAAAGGCTATCCGGCTAGGGCTATTCAAGCCTATGAAGCTGCCTCTGACCCTCTCGAACTACGACCCGGAGCGGCTGCGTAAATGGGTGATGGAAAGTAACAACGAGATTGGCTCAGAGATGCGCAAGATCGCACGAAAGCACCGTGACGAATACGTGAGGCTGACAGCCGGTGTATCAGACCCGGCCCGCGTAACACGGATCTCACAGAACCTGCGCGATAGGTACGTTGACGAATACGCCGGGGCTATCCGCTATGCCCTTAACCGACTGGCTATTAAGGGTAGCGCCTCTCAGCTCCGGGAACTCGGCGTTTTGAAGGCTCGACAGGGGACATTGGCTTTGCCAAGCGTACCTAAAGACGCCGGTGCCAAGATCTACCAATTGCAGGGGCTATCAGACCAGTTTCATCGACACATCGAGGCGCAATCTAAGCGTATCGCTGACCACGCTGCGAACGTAACCAAGTCTTATTTGGACTCGAACGCCTTTGATGAACTGGCACCGGCTGCACCGGAGCGGCTGAAACCGCAGATCCCGACCCAAGCAGCCTTTGCAAAGCAAGCCAAACGCTACACTCAACGGACCTTCACATACGGACGTGAAGAGGTGGTCCAGCGTATCAAGAACGAGGCCGAAGCAAGGGGCATCGACGACACTAGAGTAGTGATGGAGTTCTCTAGCGTGATGGAAGAGAACTCGTGTCAGCCTTGCCGAGATAACGACGGACGCCGGTACTTCCTAGACTCAGACGCCTACGCTCAAGATAAACCCCCTTATCGGCGTCACGAAGGGCCCAGTGACACGTGCCTTTGCTTGGCCAATGCGATCCTGCCCAGCGAGGCCGGATATGAAGAGCTGCTCGATGAACTAGGGGAGGGCTTTAGTCAGGTGGATAGCGGCATGGGGTTGAGCCAAGACGGCAAGAGCATCAAGGGATTGCTCGGTAATCCTTTAATAAGGTTCGTTATTAGTAGCGCTACCTACGACGGGGGTCCGTCTGATGAGTGAACAAATGATCAAATACACCCTTGCCCTATCGACCGACCCGAACAGCGGGAAACGAAACCGGTCTTGGGTCAAATTGGTGCCCCTCGGGGAAACGATCGACTACCACGGGGAGGAGATCGAATTCTCCGAGGCGTATCTACGCAAGATCGTCTCTGAATCCATCCGTTTGCAAGCGTATTTCGACGTTAAAGCGGAAGTAACCAACGGTGAGCCGTATCGGTTCCCGGTGCTCCGAAATCACAAACCTAGTCATGATCGGGATGGCGACCTTTTGGGGGTCAAGCTCGCTGATAAACAAGGTTTCAACGGGCTTTGGGGTGAATTCGAATGGACCGACGACACCTTGATGGCGATCGACGCCGGAAAAGTAAAACACGTATCGGTGGGAATCACCCCCAAATACAAGACGGAGGGGGGCGACACTTTTGGCCCCGTGATCCGTGAAGTCAGCCTTACAGCCGACCCCTTTCTCAAGGGAATCGGCACGATCCAAGATACTTTGGAAATTACCCTTTCACAGCAACTCACAAATGAACTTGCGGAGCTGAATATGGAGCCTGAAGCACTAATGAAAATGTTCGAAGAGGCGGTTTCACCGATCCTCGATCGTCTCGATGCTCTTGCCCCAAAAGAAGAGCCGGAAGATGCGGATGCGGATGCGGATGCGGATGCGGATGAAGCATCGCTTGAAGCATCGCAGAGCGACGGAGACGTATCCGAAGGTGAAGGCGTCGAAGCCACTTCGGAAGAGGTCGAAGAAGCCCAAGACGTGGACGCTACGGATGTTGACGCATCGCATGAAGCATCGCATGAAGCACCGCATGAAGCATCGCATGAAGAGCCGGAAGAGGCTTTGACCCTTTCCGCTATCAAGGCTTTGATTGATCCCGTTACGGAGCGCCTCGACGCTGTGGAAAACCGTCCCTCAGTACGTCTGAATACCCAAGAACAGGGACGTCAAGGGGATCCGCCTACGGCTCCCGTCGAGCTGTCGTATGAAGATACGATTTCGCGCATCATGCGCAAAAACAGCTGTTCCCGTCTCGATGCTATCGAGCTGGAAATGAAGCAATAATTCTCGCTTAACCGATAACCCATCTGGCTCCACCCACCCCTACTATTTAGCCACGACCACGAACGGAGTCTCTAAGCCTATGGAGATGTATCTATGCCGTTCGATTCAAGCCAAATCAATGATGCCCGTACCAAAGAGGTCTACAAGGGCCTCAAAGAAGACGGGAAGCTAAAAATTTCTATGGTCGACCTTCTTTGCCAGAAGGTTCCGGCTTCAGCAATCCCCGGTCACGAAGGCAAAATCAAAAGTCTTGACTTTCAGGCTATGGCGGCGGCTACCGGCCTCAATGGCTTCGGTGCGCTGGATGCTGAAGCCGACGAAATGTCCACCCCCATGAGCGATCGGGATTTCAAGATCCAGAAGATCGCAAAGTTCAAGAGCTATGCTCGTGGGCTTGATGGTGATGCCCTTTTCGCGAAAGTGAAAGAGAGCTTCGTCCCTCAGCTTGATAATCAGATCAAGTATGAGCAAGACGCCGAGCTGAACACCATTCTGACCGGTGCTGGTACGTCGGGTACGAACGCCCAAGATGTAACCGTTCGTAACCTTTCCGCTGGTTCCAACGAACAGTGGTCCGACGACACCAACTCCGACCCGCTCGGTGATCTTCGCAGCGCTGTTCAAGACAGCCTCGCCGATACGGCTTACTTGGGCATCACGAAGGCGAACAACCTCCGTGATCACGCGCAATTTCAGAGCCAGACCGGATTCAAGTATGCGACCTCTTCGCAGCTCGCATCCTTCCTTGAAGATTACCTGATGGTCGATCGTGTCGTGATCGGTTCGAAGGTCTATCAGGACGGCGCTCAGACCGACGCTTCTAACCTGTCGTACATGAGCAAAGACGCAGCCTGCGTCTTCAACAGCGCTAACCTTTTGTACCTCGATTGGAAGGGAGCGGAGTTCGAAACTGACGATATCGTCAAGTCCAACGTCCGTGAGCTTCACATGCGCATTCACGGCGCGATCGTGGTCGTTTCCGCTGATTACTTCATCGCTTTCGATGATGTCGCTTAATCCGAAGCAACTGGGGTGATTGGTAGGCTTCACGGGAGGGTTCGATTCCCTCCCCACCCCCTACAGATCGACCTGCGTGAGAACACCAGATCAACGGAGATCAACCAACGGAGAGCAATCATGGGACAGACCCAGCGTAAACACCCGGATACAGGGGCTTGGATCCCGCTCGATGAATATGAGCGGCTCGTAGCCCAAGCCCAAGCCCAAGCTCAAGACGACGATGATCGGCACCGCGAGCAAGACCTAGCCTCCTTGTCCTTGTCCCGAAAAGACCTTTATGAGGTGGCGAAAGAGGCGGGCCTTGAGCCTGTTTGGAACGACGTCACGAAAGATGATCTGATTGAGATGATCGAAGCGGACCGAGGGTAATAAATGCCCATCGAAACACATAGCGTGACTGATCAAGACGTCTTGGATGTCTTGCCGTTCGATACCAGCAATGTCTCGGCGTCCTACAAGACGCAACTGACCGACTGGATTGAAGACGGAGCTGGTATTCTAAACGCTTTGTTAGAACGTCACGGGATTGACCCGGCTACCGAGATGACCCCCAACGGGTCTGAGGTCGTAAAGCGGGGGATCGTCGCTTACGCAGCGTATCAAGCGCTCGTGAAGGCGGGATTCACCGGCTCGAAGCTCCAAGAGTTCAAAGGCTCATTCAATGAGGTCAAGGGGACGATTGGTTCATCCCCGTCAGACCTCGGCGACAGTCAATCAGCCGCCAACGTAATCAAGTCAAACGTAGATCCAACTGACCCCACATCTAAGAAGTGGGATTCAGCAAATTTCGGAGGCTGGTAATGAAAAACGTAGTGATCAAGCGCTCGATGACTCTCGTACTGCCAGACGTAGCATCGCCGAAGAAGCAGGGAGACCCAGCAGTCATCTCAGACGCTCTCTATGAGCGTCATCCCGACTGGTATCAGCTCATTGAAGACGTTCCGGACGATGATGAAGACCTTGAAGCCTTTACCGTTGAAGAACTGAGGGACCGGCTGAGAGACGCTGATCTAAAAGTCTCGGGGACCAAAGATGAGCTAGTTGAGAGGCTCCGTAACCATGCTTGAACTGCGGTTAGGTGGAGCTAAAGACGCCCAAGACTCCATAGCGCGTCTGATTGGCGTCAACAACGATCTCGATATTCAAGAGATCTGGCCCGAGCTGGTCAACGAAGTGATTCACCCTTGGTTCCTCGAAGCAGCGGCTAAGAACATCCTAAGTCAAGGGCGTCTTGTTGGCGAAAATTGGAACTATTCCACAGAGCCGAAATACGCAGCGTGGAAAGAGAAGAAGATCCACGATTTGACGGTCTTGAGATGGGGCGGATCTCAGGGAGAGAGGCTCTTCCCCTCGTTGACCGATCCAAAGGACGTTGAACATTACTTCCGGGTAACAAACAACTCGGTCTCTATTGGAACCTCCGTAGAGTACGCTCAGAGGCTTACTACAGGTGGAGAAGGGCCATTTGGTGAACCCTATCCCGGACGCTCCCTTCTGCCAAGCAGCGGCTCTCTCAATAAGCGCCTGATGACCGAGATTCAACGGGCTTTGAAGAACAAGCTAGCCTCTAAGGGACGCCGTATCGGCTCCGCTCGATTCAACCTCTAAAAGGTCAACATGCCTATCCCCATTTCAGATTCAGTTGACGCATTTGTGAACCGCTTGGAAAGCGTTTTACAGGCTCAGTTGCCGACATATATCGGGGCTAGATCAACGGCTACCTATCCGCTCCCGGTCCCTGAATCTCACGCCTATTTGGTCGCTAAAGATAGGAACCTTGAGCAGATCTCGGAGCATCTGGGGAACCCCGATGTATTCGTGTTGATGATGTACGGAACCTCAGAGCTAGAAGACGCTAGCGCCAACGATAGCGACTACAACCAAGTCACTGTCGTCAACGTAATGATCATCTTGAAGCGGTCTGTAGGCGTAGACCTCCCCACCAACTCAACGGGTAGGACCCTGTTGATGACAGAGTGGATGGAGAAGCGCTCAGAGAAGTACAGAGGCGTTCTTCAAGACGTTCTAACCAAGCACACCGTAGACGGCACGAACATCAATCAGATCCGTCTCAGTAGGTCTGGTGTTTCCGATCCGATTCAGACTGACACCGGCATCTATCGTGAAGCCGGTGTCAGTATCGAGATCACTCAGCAAGTGTCGGTGAATGTACCCGATTTCAACCCGTAACCAGTCGGTTTTCTATCTATAATTAGCATCTAACAGATCTGCCCACCTACCCCTACGAGCCACACGACCACGCACCGGGCAAAGCTTCCAGCGAGGTCGCATTATGGCTCTATCAGACAGACACATCGTAGGTATCAAGTCGGAATCCACTTACGGGACCGACGCTTTTACCAGCTCCGCTCCAACTGATTCCGAATGGCTGGGAATCATCGGTGAACCCTCGATTCAAGAGCGTACCGTTGACGTACCGGCCTCCGAAAAAACCCATGATGGTCTGGGGGGCCAGATCCTTCGATACGGCGATGCTACGGATGTCAGCTTTTCGACCTATCTCGTAGGCAAAGAGAGCACAGCCGGTGATCCGCCTCCCGTTATTGCCGATCTTTATAAGGCGTCCAACCTAGACGAAACGGTCAACTCCGGTACGTCCGTGGACTATGCGACGGCTTACGGTCGAGCAATGGCTTCGGTCCCCGCGATGACGGTTTACGAGGGTATCCGTGACGACGTTTCCGGCGACTACTTCACACGTGTCGTGACCGGGGTCCGTGGCGTCCCGACGTTCGTTTTTGAAGACGGTCAAGACGCTAGGGTCAACTACGAAGGTGTTGGCCTCTACAGCGAAATGACGACCTCCACGACGGCTATCAGTGCTCCTTCCAGCTACAGCGGTGGAAAGAACCGGCTCAAATGTCAGGGGATGACGCTCACCTACGACGGGACGCAATACCCCATCACTTCAGCCGAAGTTGTGACGGGTATGGAAGTCGATGAAGACCGCGAGCTAGGCAACGATCATGCGGTCGATGAAGTTGGCTTGTATCTGCCCAACGAAGCAAAGCCGGGTGGTTCCGTTACTTTCAAGGCACGCAGCAACGTCATTACGACGATCTTGGGGGCTAATGTCCAACCGGATAACGGCTCTTTCACGGTCGTACCTACGGCGGATCTGGTGATCACGCTCACCGCCACTGGAACCACCGACACCATCGAAATCACCATGACCGATTGCGCCTTTGGCGCTCACAGCAAAAACCTGGCCGGTGGGAACTACCTGTTTGACGTTCCGTTCACGGCTCTTGGCGGCCTCTCTATCAGCTTCAGTTGATCGGCTAACCGATTCACTTAATCGGCTAACCGATTCACTTGATAACCTAACGTACCCTAACCACGCCTAACCTAAATAACGCAATTTCACGGATTCGATCCCGGTCCGGTCCTCGGGCCGGGACTCGATCTGTACCACATCACCTCACCCCTACCCCTTCCCCTTCCCCGGAGCACATCATCATGGCTTACCAGCTAGGACAAGCAGACCGATCCGTTGGCTCGTACGAGTCGGATACGATTGAAGTCACCTTCCACTATCGAAAACCGACGCATCCCGCGTTGCTAGATATCAAGATAATGGCTGCATCTTTCACTCAGAAGGCGGCTGAATATGCCGAGTCTAAGGGAGAGCTTTTCGATGAGGTTAGAGGTTATGCGGAAGGGGATGAAGACCCCTACGCCATCGGACTTGATCCGCTCTTGGACCGTATGGACGAAGAAGACCGTGAGAGCTGGTGGAAGCGGTTCAACAAGACGGAAAGGCGCATCACCTCCGAAGACGTAGAGCCGGTGATCCAGTTCGTCTCAGATCACATTAAGACCGTTGAAGGCGTGGTGGGTCCAGACGGCGAAGAAGTGGACCAGTGGGATGATCTAGCGCCTCGCTATCAGCGTGAGATTCTGGAAGCGATCCCCCCAAACGAAGTCACCGAGGTCTTCACCAATATTCAGCAAAGCATCTCTCTGTCACCTGATAAAAAAAACGTCTGAGGGCGTATCTCGAAGCCATTTACGGGCTACGTCCTGAATCACCCTCCGATGGTTGTGATCACAACCTCGACGTGATCCGGCTGTATCAGACCTACGAGACGTATCTAGCACCTCCCTCAATGGGTGCAATGCATCCGGTCACAACACCCCGGACCGACCTTCTCAGCCTCCCTTACTACATGCGTGAGGTCGCTGAAATGGTGGACCACGTAAGAGCCCAGATCACCACGAAGGCTCACGAAGATCGGAAAGAAACTCAGAAGACTCAAGAGATGCTCAAGACCGCTGGCGTACCGCTGTAACCCCCTAACCGAGTCGCATCATGGGTAACGAAAGAATTGGCGTAACTTATGAGGTAAAAGACAAAGCCACCAAGAATCTAAAACGGGTTCAGAAGGGCTTTGAGAGTACCTCTAAGAGCGTTCGAGAGACGGGGGAGCAGTCTTCTCGGACTGCGACTCAGACAAAGAGCCTCAGTGGCGCAATGGGTGGTCTGAAAAAGGCGGCTCTACCTATCGCTGGTGCTCTAGCGGCTGGTGTGGCTCAAGCATACGCCTATGTAAAAGCGTTCAAGACGGTCAAGAAGGTCGTAGATGCCTCAGTAGAAGCATTCAGAGAGCAAGATGAAGCCAACCGGCGTCTAAAGGTCGGTCTCAGGACCGTTTACACGAATGCGAGAGACGTTGATCAAGCGTTCCAGAACCTACAGCCGACCATCGCTGATCTGGCTACGTCGACCATGTTCGGTGATGAGCAGATTGCTAAGATGGCTGGGTCTTTTCTGACGGCTACAGAAGGGGCTAAAGCCACTGCCAAAGATTTAGAGCTAATCTCTGATATTGCGGAGGTCACGGGGAAGTCAGCAGAGAAGGCGGCTCAACAGTACGCCCGGGCTCTGAATGGTGAGCTGTCACCGCGTCTAGCTCGTATGATCGGTATCACCGAAGACGGGGTGAAGGCGCTCGACTCGATTGAAGACGCTACGGAAAGGGCTGCGGCTGTTCAAAAGACTTTTGGGGACCGGATCGGAGGCGCTTCCACCAAGATTGATCCGTATCTCAGAGCCTTGAAGAATATCGAAGATGCGCAAGGGGATATTCAACAGGCGTTTGGTGAGAGCATCACCAAGAACGAGCAGATGGTGAGCGCTCTAGAGAACACTCACGAGATGCTTCGTCGAATTGAGACGTGGGTGAACAACGGTGGTCTAGATGGCCTCGTGACGGATCTGGGACGGGCTGCAGGTGGAACCATCGAAATGTCTGAGGCTCTCCTACGCATGACGGGGGCTTTAGAGACCGAGAAAAAAGCCCTCTCTGCTAGGGAAGCTGAATATCAAAAGCTCGATAGCTATCAGACGCCTATCATCGGTCAGATACGCGCAATGTGGGACGGGGGTGCACGTCAAGCAGAACTCTACAACGATCGCGTCTCAGCGGTTCGTGAGTCGACGGGTGAAGTCTCCGGTGAGATCAAGGACTTCAACGCCGTATCAGCCAAACAGGCAGCTCTACAGTACAAAGCTGCCGAAGCTATGCGGAAGTATGGTCAGGATAGCGCAGATGCTCAGACTGCCGTTGAAGATCTCAAGAAGGCTACTGACGATCTCGAAGAGTCTCAACGCCGATTGAAGACCACTACTTCTGAGATCCGTGAGGGTCTCATAGCCAACCGTGAAGAGGGTGAAAAGGCACGTAAAGAGGCTGCTAAAGAAGCGCCTGAACCATCGTCCACCGCTGACGCAGATAAGAAGAAAGCTCAGGCACGTAGAGAGGCTCTCCAAGACTCCAAGGATTCTCTAGCACTAGCTCAGGCTAAAACCGAAAAAGACCGCATTGAAATCGAGTTTGAGCAACAAAAAGCGGAGATCAGGAAGACCGCAAAGTCAGACGCCGAAGAAGAGAACCGGCTGGAAGTTGCGAAGATCAAGAGGAACGAACAGCTAGCGGAGCTGCGGGAGCGTGATGCAAAGGCACGGAAGGACGCTCTCAAAGACGCTAGAGCCGAAGTTGATGCACGTAAGGGGAATGACGTAGAAGCTCAGCTCAAGAAGTGGGCTGTAGAGGACAAGCTCTCAGCCCTCCGACTAGAGAACGCTAGGGCGGTCAACGAAGAAGAGCGAATCAGGCTCGATGCTACCCGTAGGTTCATCGAACTCGATCAAAAGGCGCTATCCGCAACCCAGCGGAAGAACGCTGAAAAGATGATTGAGCTAGATACTGAGCGAAAGCTCCTAGACCTCAAAACCAAGCAACGAAACCAGACCATCTCCACGATCTCGGGCGGAATCTCGAGCGCCGCCGGAAATACTGGCGGAATGCTTGGTTCTCTGTCGTCTGAGGTAGGGGCTGGATACGAAGAGAAGATCCAGAAGCTCTCTGAGGTTGAGGGGGAGTTTGCAAAGCGCAGAATCGAGCAACTCAAGGAGCAAAAAGAGCTTGAACAAGAGAACCTCAAGCTACTCCAAGAGAAGATCAATGCTTTTGGCGACCTCTCTGATGCAGGTGGTCAGCTAGGTACGGCTCTTAGCGATCTAGCCTCGAAACAGTGGGACTTCTCCAACGCCACGGATGCAACCCAAGCGGGTCTTGAAGCTGTATCCGCTGCCGGTGGGGCTGCGGCTGGTCTTCTTGGCGATACCGTCAAAGAGCAAGCGGGGATCAAGGCTGGATTCGAGGCGGCTGCTGCTGCCGGTGCATGGGGTCTAGCTCTCACCACACAAAACCCCGCCTTCTATGCGGCTGCGGTCAAACATACGACGGCTGCAGGCATGTATGGGGCTGTAGCTGGAGGGGCTGGATCTTCCGGTGCTTCCGGTGGTTCCGGTGGCGGCGGTGCTGGCGGAGGAGGCTCTCAAGCTCCCCGTATGCCCGATATGAACAAAGCCGTAGCCGCTAACAAGAAAGCCTTTCTCGAAGCTCTCAGGGAATCACAGAACGAACAGAGATCAACGACGGTTATCAACGATTTCAGAGGCGCAACGCTTCTTGAACGTGATCCCACCACGAACCGCCGTGCCAGAGACGTTCTCAACCAGTCAGACCGCTATAGAGTCGGGGGACAGTGATGTATTTTTTGTATCCAATCGAAATCACGGCTGACAACAATACGGCAGTCTTCCAGCAAGCCGGAATTGACTTCTACGTGATTCTTACACCGGGGACTTACTACGCCTATCAAGGTCAAGTCTCCACGAAATGGCCTAGCCTCTATGACGCTCTAGAATCGGCTATCAACGCCGAAGTGAACGAGGCATATACATTTGCGTGTGACAGCCCTATCCAGTCCGACGAGTTCGATAAAGCCGGTATCACCACGGTCCGAAACAGTGGGGCCGGTGGGGGCGCTGAGTATGGCTGGGGCTGGAGAACGGGTTTTGGTGACTTTGATTACCGGCTTCTAGGATTCAACGCCGACACTGGCGATCACCTTACATCCTTTGGTGATGAAGTCTTCTCGGACTTCTCGCGTTATGGCGTCTGGCAGAGCCCTAGACCAATGGGATTCGCAACCCCCAAAATCGGCTTCTACGCCTCTAAAGAGCAGTACAGGAACAATGCCCGTAGGGATCACGTCGTCAACCAACGATGGGGAGACGATGAATACCGCCTTATTCGGTTCCGTGAAGTCCCAGAAGGTCACGTATACCCCAACACCAACGATGACACCTCGTTTGCTACAGCAGCTCACCTAGCGACCTCAGATCATGGCAACTACTGGCATGATCTTTGGGAACACGGTATCTCGGACTACGAAGCTGATGTCATCATGGTCCACGGTCAGCCTACCAGCCTCAGTCTAGACCAAGATTGGGAGGTCTTATGGTCGCCCAAAGGCTCTAGCTATGCCGAAGAATCTAGAGCATCGATCACCGAGACGGATTCAGGTGTCAGAAGCTATGACCTAGAACTAACCATGCAGCGTCTTCCCTCAGATCACCCCGATGTTGACGGCCTAGCGAATTACAAGAAGTCGGGGAGGTCGTAAGATGGCTAAGAACCGCTCATTAGGTATCAGAATTCAGGGGATTCCTCACCTTGACTCATACATGTATGAGGGTGCTCTGTTTCACTACGGATATGACCCCTCTTCGCTTGCAACTGGTTACGGCTGTGAACGTGCATTAGCTGAGATCCCCGCCTCACTTGATGAGAGTGTGGATCTCGAAACGGGGCGCTTAGACGTATCCGCTTTCAGCTTTGCTTTGTCGGCTACTGAGAGCGTCTGTAAGCGCGTTCTAGGTAACGCCGGTCTGCAAGGTGACCCAGACGCTGAGATTTCAGCAGAGGTCACTACAGACGCTCAGACTTCCATTGAGATCAAGAGTTCTGAGGTCATCGGATCAGGGGATTACCTCTATATCAGAAATGAGACGATCTATGTCCAATCGTCCACGGTATCCGCTGGAGTCTACACCTGTTCGGTTGAGCGAGGCGTAGCAGGATCATCGGCTGGAACTTATGGCATCGGTGAAGGGGTTTATACACAGCCGCCCTACATGAAACGTAGGGGGGTCGAGCTTCTGAGCTTTGACCTCAAAGCGGGGACGGGTCCAACGGTCACTTGGGAAGGTTACGTTGACGGTCTGAGCACGAACAAACAACAAACCGAGATCATCATTTCGGCTGGTCAAGAGATGGTGGCTCTCATTGGCTCGGAGGGAGGCGAAACGGTCGCATTCTCAGATAATCCGGTGAACCTCTACTCCAACAATACCCTAGAAGGTCAAATCAACTTCGGTTCCACCGATCCGAACTGGGTACGCGCTGACACAAACCGCTGTAACATAAGGATCGGGGACGTAGCTGCTGTAGCCAGTAAGGAATACGGCTTTTTGAGGGTCAATTCACGCGCCACATTCAACACCACAACTGACGTAGACGACGGTGAAGGTGGAGTAGTCGAATCCGAAGCGGTTGATAAAGAGCAAGTCAGCCTCTTTTGTGGATGGTCACGAATCGCGCGTGATGGGTCCGTTGCAAATGACTTTGAAGGTGTCTATGGCGTCAGTGATTCGGAAGCTAAACCGGCGTCCATAGCACTAGCTTTAATGCTCTCAACGGGGGACGGAGACAATAACTTAGTAGACCCCTCCGACAGCTCAACTAAGACGTTTGACGCACTAGGGAGAGCTTGGGGTCTGGGTATCCCTGCGGAACGACTAGACGCAGCCTCTTGGCTTCGAGCAATAGACCAGATCCCCGGCTCAATCGATCGGATCATGCTGGGCTGGGACGGATCATATACCTTTGAAGACGTGATTCTAGATCTTCTGGTTCCAAGCGGCTTCTATCCCGTACCTGTAGAGGGTGGGAAAACTGGTCTGGTGCATCGGAGCACCTACCAGATCGACGATGCTGCTAGCCTCGCTGCTAACAGTTCCTACGTCACCCTCAACCCTACCAAGATCCCCTTAGATTACCGGCTCGAAAGCTACTCATCGACTCTCAAGGCTACCATCGGTGGTCACGATGCCGGTGAAGAACCGGACAAGCTCCGAGTCGTTAACACGACCGGGTTTCAGAGTGACCAGGTGGCCGGGCAGAGCCCACACGAAGTCACTCATAAGTATCGCGACAAGATGGACGCTAGGGGGGATTCTGGTCCGCTCTACGTCGAACTGAGCAACGATTTGGAAAGGCGCAAAGATAACCCTCCCATCCTTACATGCGAGGTTCCCTTAGAGAGCGTTGGAGGATCTGAGAAGTTACCCTCTCTGCTCAACTGGGTGAAGCTCAAAGGTGGTCCTCGAGCCGGTCTGTTGATGCCAGATGGTACCCTCGCGAAACCAGACGAAGAAGAGATCACCTTTGTCGGTCTTCTCCTAGGTCGCACCGTCGACAACAAGACAAATGATGTTGAATGTCGGGTTCTGCTCTCCAACTGGAACCTCGGAGGTGTCCCCCGTCTCGTAGCACCTAGCGCAAAGATCAACAGCTACTCAGCCGGAACCTACGTGATCGAGATCTCTCAGACCCTCCCAGACAAAGACGGGTTAAGCGGATTCCTAGCCGGTGATGACCTCAAGATCGTTACCTCCGATGGGCGTCAGTGGTACGGCGATGACGGTAATCTGTCTGTTCTCAATGTGAATGACTCAGGTGGAACGTGGACGCTCGATCTCTCCAGCTCGATGGGGGAGGCAATCACTTTCAGTGATGACCTCTACGTCATCCTAGAAGACGTTGACGACTACGCTAACAGTGGGTGGGCTGGGTCCAGTGAATACGACGATCCCAACGTCTCAACCCGCCCCTACGCCTACCTTGCTGACGCTGATGGAAAGCTAGGGTCATCCAATCAAGACGCAGATATTTACTCGTAAACGAGATCTTCGATACAGCTAAAGGCTCATTGATGGCTGACTTCAAACACACACAAAACGACCTTTACGGGGCTGATGAAAGCTACGCTACGCACCTCTTGAACCGGATGAAGGATTCGGCTCAATGGGTTGCCAACAATAGAGGCTCACACACCACGTTGACGCTTGAAAGCTACAACAATGACGTAGCTCAACAGGCTTATGAAAGACCTTTTGTGAGTGTGGCTGGCTGGTCTGCCGTCATGCGTATGCCGTGGTATGTAAACCCCGGTCTCAAAGGCTTCGAGGCGCGTCTTTACTGTCGTGTCAGCAACGGTGAGTTGGACGCAAACCCTGAAGGCTGGGAACTGGCCGGTTCCGATCGAGTTCAGATCAGACTACGGCTCTTGGGAGACCAAAAGGCGGCTATTGATCCTTGGGAGTATTCCTCAGTGGCACCGTTTCAAGACGGTGTGGACCCGGCTGAATGGGGCTTTGGCTCATGCCCATACAACATCCATGAGAGCGGGCTAGTTGAGGGAACCTATTCGCCTCTGGTCCTGGAAATACGGTCAGTATCGCAATTTAGCAAAGGCGCGATCATTGGAAACGGGAAGCTCGATGACGGTCGGGTGACTTGGGCGAAGATCGATACGGGAGCCGCTATTACATCGTATCGAGCAAAAGCTGATAAGAACGGATTCTATAGCGAAGGGTCTTCAACGAATGCTCCGGTTGCTGGCTCCAATGAGATCACGGCCACAGTCGGTTGTCTGACGCCTGATCTGACGGTGGATGCGGATCACGAAGTGGTTCAATGGTTTGATCACGTTGCAAGGCAAGACTCGTCTAGTAATCGCGCTATGTACGTCTGGCCGGTAAGCCCTCAACTCGCTGATACCTCTCAGATCAACAGCCTTCACAAATATCATGTCCCTTATATTCAGATCCGAGCTATTGAGATCTGGGAGGTGTACGAATGAGTTCAGTAACCGAGCTAGAAATCAGATCCAGACAACCGACACGAAGTGGTTCAGCCGGAAAGCAAGTTGATGACATCAACAGTACTTTGAGGCGAAAGAATTGCTTAGCCTTTGGTCACGCTGGCGATCTTCCTCTGTCCGGTGAGTGGACAGAGCGTAACTACCGCAACCGCTGGGATTACTCAGGGAACTTAGCACACACATACACCACTACAGCGGTCTTGAGAGGTGAAGAAACCTCGATCGAGATAGCCGGTGAATATGCAGGCGTCTACGAAGATGATGGAGGCGATACCTTCAGCCGTGAAGATGAAACCTTCGAGGACACAAGAGTCATTGAAGGCGGCCTCGTCTTGAATGCGGAAGTGACGCAGTATCAAGACGGCTCTTCAACGCCGGTTCCGATCGCTACAGCTACTGAGATGGTGAGTCCTCTCCCGTTCTATCGTCCGAACTTGCTTTCAAGTCATTTTCATAGGGTCGTAGGTCACGGGTTCATCAAAGGCGGCGGTGGTTTGGTCTACAGAGAGGGAATGACCGTCCCCGGTCTGGATGATGTGATCGGAACCATCAAACCGATCTCCGTCGATCTGACGGGCTCTCAGGTGAACTATGATCGGCCTATCCGAATAGAACTGAGCTGGAAATCATACCACTCCGACGACACCGGCCTAACGGGCCGTCCCGTCTTCATAGACGATTGGGGTAGTGAGCTGTTTAGTGATGATGAGGATGAAGACAACCCGATCCCGTATGACCACTTGATGAATGTCTTTCTAGTCGGGTTCAGTGCATGGGGAATCAGCCAATGATTGAGCTACCAAAAAAGCCAAACAAACCGACTCAAAATGAGTTCTTGTTCAAGCGTGATATTGAGTCCTCGAAGGTCTCGAAGATCATGCAGGCGATTAACTACGGTTGGGCGTCTACAGGGGCTTGTCTGGGAACCATAGATCTCTCTTGGTCAACCACATCACCCAACTACACCACGGTCAATGCCGGTGCGGGGCTGGATCTTGACCAGATCAACCCGATGATGAGTCCCAGACGTGAAGAGATTGGCGCTCTCAGGAATACAGAGGGCGTTTACATCGTAGAGTTTCAGGTGTTCGCCAGAGACGTAGATCTTGAGGTCGCTCTTTACCGGACTGATACGGGTGGATTCGGTGCAAAGCCGTCAGCAGCCGCAACCGATCTAGCAAACCTCGCGTTTGACACCTCTTGGGAGTGGAAATCTGTCTTTGTGCTCTTTGAGGGAGTCCCGACCTTCGGAAACACGGAGCATCTTGTCACGTTCAAGGGGAGGTACGCTCAGAACGGGTCCGGTCAGGCAGATATCAAGCAAGTGGCTATCAATGAGATCCGACACGTCAACCTAACCTACGACGTCGGTGATGACCTTGATTCCTACTGCTCTGAATGGGTCGGTCCCTATGCTGATGGTGTGAGCATCCCCGCTGATACCTACCTAGACGGTGATGGTTGTCAGTTTCCCTTCTATCGGCGTGACTTTGACGGTGCGCCTCAGATGGTGCGTGATGCTGTGAGCCCTGGTGTTCATGCAATCCGTTTTGATGGCTCTAACCAGCTCGTAACAGACCCCTTCAATATGGACGGAGCTGATGGGGTCGTGGTCTCTATGGCATTCAGGGACTTTGATCAGAACGTCGACGGAGTGCTTTGGACCAAACGATCTAACTCTCCGAACTATGCGTTCCATTGCTTCCTGACGGGCACTACGATTCGGTGGAGAATTTACCTCCGCAACCCTGGTGACGGAACCTACTCAAACTTCAACTTCAATTCACTGGGAACCAGACCGCCTCAAGGTGTGTGGGTTGATCTCACGCTGGTCTGGTCGCAGAGCAGACAGAGGCTAGAGATCTGGATCAATGGTGAGCTGGTCGAGACCTTTAGCACCGGCTCGACATACACGGTGATCGAAGATTCGGGCGGTGATCGATTGTTCGCTCTAAACGCCTTCACCTCAGACTCATATCACCTCAACGCACAAGTCTCGACGCCTACCGTGATTACACGCGATCTTTCGATCCGTGAACTCGATAAACATCATCAGTGGCGTAGGTCCCAACACGGGATCTACTGATCCAACCCAATATTTTACTTGTAAATAACCCTCATAGCGCACCCCAAGACCTACCACACCTAACGACCACGACACCAGCGCTTCTAACCCCCTATTCGGAGGTCGTATTATGGCTGATTCTAGCCGCGTAAAAGTCAACAACTTCATAAAAACCGACAAGGCTACCCTAGATAAAACCCATAGCGGGTCAGGGTCGGAGACCTACTCTATAGACTGCACCGGTCACTATACCGGGATGGTCATTTTCGACGTTCCAGCCGGGTACAGCACCGGATCGTTCAGCATCGTCGAATTCCCCTATGAGGGCGCTCCGCTTAGTCATGAGACTACCAGCAGCAGCACCTATTCGCTCGTAGCAGGTGCTCAGACCGGGGTTCGTATGCACTCCATTAATGGGGCGTATATCGAGATCAACCTGACGGCTGATGCTGCTGTCCATGTGGTCGCGGTGACTCACTAAAGGGGGCTTCAATGGCGCTTAAATACCGAAAACTAGTATCGCCTGATCTAATCAAGGCAATGTTCGGCGACTCGCTGAAAGCAGGCTGGTGGCTCGACCAGAAGCCCGGTGCCACGGTGGTGCCGGACTTCTCGGGCAACGGACACGATGGCACTCCCTCCAATGTGGAGTTCGGTCAGCGTCCGCTTGCGCCGGGTCTGGTGGGGGGAAGTGGTTATTTTGATGGTGGATCGAGCGAAATTATTCTTCCAAGTTCTACCCCCCAGCCTAGTGATGGCATTTACAGGGTAATTTTTGCAGTCGTTAATGAGGGGGCAGGCCTATCTGAGCACGCATACTTTGCAAACAGAAAAGGATCAACAAGACCCTCGTTTGTTATCCATCGCCATGGTGGAGAACTTCGTGTGTCTCTTTTGCATCCAGACGGAGATCAGGGGTATCTATCAGGGCCGCTTCCAATAGGCGCTTCTTTACTGGTCGATGTGGAAATAAACCTAGATGCAGGGGTGATTAGGGCGGCAATCAATGGTGAAGTTGTAGGGGAGGCCGCAACAACAGCTGGTCGAGACTACTCTGTAGACGATTATCTCTATTTAGGTTTCGGATCTTATGCTGGCCACCAGAGACTCGAAGGTGGTATGCAGTTTGCCGCCATTGTGAAAGGCGTCCCTATCGGTGAAGACACAAAGCTCCTTGCCGAGCTTTCCGGCGTCAGAAACACAACCGCTCCCTACGATCCCTACTACGTCTCCGAATACCCGACCAGCCCCCGCCGCTATTACGCTGAATACGTTGAAGACTACCTTACGGCTATCGGCAAACCGGCGGTCGAGGTCTGGCCGAAGCGGCGCTACGGAGCTGCTACAGCTCAAGGTGTGAA